GGGCTCGACACCTTAACGCACTTGCCATCCTGATCGTGATAGTCCACAGCAGACATATCGAACGCTGTAACGAGATAGATGCAGTTCTGGTATTCACCGTTCTGCCAGCGACGGTTAAAGACCATCGAGCCGATATTGACGTTCAACTCGCGAAGTTTATCGTATGCAGCCTGCCGATACTTCTTAGAAAGCACCTTGAAAACTTCGTAATCCTCTTTGACGGCAGGGCAGACACGACGGGTATGTCCATAGTCGCCACAATAGCCACACTTGACGTTCTTCATACGCTCGGCTTTCGCTGCCTTGTTCGTGACCTTCTTGCCAGTCGCAAGGTCGATCTTCGTGCGCTTGAGATATAGCTTGCGCTGATCCTCAGCGCGGTTCGTGTGATAGGTGATGTTCCACTCTCGCGCCTCGCTGACTTCAGCCTCGGTGCCCGATCGCAACTTGTGATCGTACTCGCCGCTCCGATAACGTTCGATAAGTCGCCGCTGTGTCTCATAGGCGTCCTTGATCTCTTGAGTGAGGCGCGGGCACTTGCGCTTGTTGTGGCCTTGCTCAAAGCAATAAGAGCAGCGAATAGTTCCAGTGTATGAGGGCATAGACTTCTCCTTGATTACCCTATAAGTTTAACGGATGCGGTGAAATAAATCAAGTCACGAAATGTCACGAACGTGAGACAAGGCTAAGACTGTTCTGATGGAATCGCGTGACAATGCCGTTTACAAGCACATTATAGTGCCTCATCGTAAAGAAATCGCCATTCGGTCCGCAGATTTCGGAGTCTCTGAAAACCGCTTGAACGATCCCAACAGGTGATCCGATCATCGAGTTAGGTTTAACTTTAACGAGGTCGCCTTTCTTGAAAATCACCTTACAACCTCCAGATGATGCTTGAGATACTGGTGCGGCTCACGCTTCCAGGCTCTGCGGCCAAACATTTGAACCAGATATTGCTGAATCCTGTATCCGCTCGGATGATCGCACACTTCCAAGATCATCCCCATCGGGTGACCATCCACGCAAACAACTTTAACTAAATCACCGACTCGCATTGATTACCTCCAGATCATCAGCCTTGATAGCCTCGCCTGAGTGCATGTATGCCCACAGGATCATAGCTGGACCCGATCGACGCATACGCACAACGAGCCCCACTTGCTTGCCCTTGTCCCAGGATTGCCACCGCACAAGATCACCGACTTTCATTTACTACCTCCAAGTCTCGGCTCAGGAACCGACGATTGCAACCAAGTTTAACGCCATAGAGTTGAACTTCGTGGATGCTATGCTTGATAGTCTCGGCGCGGGGCTTGTGAGTCTTAACGATAAGCCCGATGGTTCCCTCGGGGGCACCAATCTGGGCGCGTGTAATCTTAACTAAATCACCGGCTCGCATTGATTACCTCCAACATACCGAATACCATGTTTACCTCTCCACCGGGCCACAGGACAGCAGCAAAGTTGTCGTATACCTTGCTGACGATACCAACACCATCGGCTTCCAATCCTATTTGCACAACTAAATCACCGACTTTCATTGTGCCCCCTTGTGCTTGACCTTGCGGCTATACTTAGACTTGTCCTTGTGCTTTCCAGCACCCGAACGCAGATGTGCCCGCACTGCGAGCCAGTTGCGGGTTTTAGACTTCTTGGACATATCGCCCTCCTTACTCATACAATATAGCACAGGCACACGGAGATCGCAAGTCACGAAATGTCACAGCTTGAGACAAGGCACAGCGATCGGTGCGTGCATCGCAATACCCTGCCTGTCTCCAGCCATTTCACGGACACCACCGTGCTGGGTCGGTTGGTCGCGACGATGATCCCCAGCCCTGGATGAAGGGTGGGCGATCGCTTGCGAACGAGATCACCGACTTCCATGTTTCCTTAAACTCCTCTTAACTATTTCCTTGGCCTTTGTTCCCGCAGGGCACTTGCAGTATTCCCGAATGACGCGCGCGCGGTAGGCGAGCACGTAGCCCGTCCCCTGGCACTTATCGCACCGATGCATCGGCAAGCTCCAAGAACTTCAACATCGACTGATCCAGAATGACGCGCTGACCCTTGACAAAGACCGCATGATTAACGATCCTTGTGCCATCTTCGCGCTCGATTATATCCTCGCCCAAGTATAACACAGCCCCGCAGTCCTCCCAGAAGTTGGCGCGAGAACGCGGCAGCAGCCACTTATGCCTAACCTCGTATAGTTCACCGACTTTCACTTATTACCTCCAGTTGATGGCAGAGTTCCTCTTCTGACTCAAAGCGTTCTCTGTTCCAGCGAACGATAACACAATCCGCGCCCGTCAAGTCATCAGAAGACATAGCAGTTACGAGCCCCACCCAGGTCCAGGCGTCTTCCCAGCCCTCCGTGTGCTTTGCTGGTCGCACCAGATCACCGACTTTCATGCTGCCAACTTTGTCTTAATGACTTCAATGCTATAGCCCATCTGGTTGTCCCAAGTATACTCAGACCATTCGTGAAAGATGCCCCACAACTCGTTACGCGGCATCTCGCGCAGCTTCTCAAGATCCCACTCGATCGGCTCGTCGCCCTCCATCAAGCCCTTACCAGACACATCGTTAGACATTACCCGTTGGGCGTCTTCTTTACTCTCGATGCCCAGAAGCTGGAGCACGTCAGCAATAGCCGCGAGCACTGCGCCTTTCTCGGTCAAGTGCGAGCTTCCAAACTGCTCGCCTTCATAGCTTCCGCTCAGTATCCAAATGATCATCTTTAACCTACCAGTCGATTGGATCGTTGGAGAAGTCGCGAGTAACAGGGCTTGCGGTGCCCTTCATCATGCGCTCATTGCGGCGCTCTGCGGCCATCGAGGAGGCTTTAACCTGCTCGCGCGCGTCAATGCCTGCTTGAACCATATCGAGGGCAGCATCGACCACAGGGGAGCCGCTAAAGTTTTTATCCCAGCCACGACTGATCGCATCACCGGACTGCTCCATCAAATCGTGGCAAAGCTCGATCGCCGGATTGCCATCGGCATCAACACGATCGCCTGCTTCGTGGAGCAGATCCATAATAAGGTCAAGTTCACGCTCGGTCACGCGAATGTTCAGAATGTTAGACAAGTTGTACCTCCTTCGTACTCATATAATATAGCATAGTGACATGTCTCTGTCCAGTCACGAAATGTCACGCTTCACTGACCATCAGCAAAAGGCTTGATGCAATCGTGTCTATCGGGCGCGGCCTCCCAAGTGTGTGATTCCCTGAGTCGATCCAGATCAGTTCTACGTGCTGGATCCCGGCTGGCGGATCTTTGAATCTCTTAACCCTGGTGATGACTCCAAACCAGGGTGCGTTGCAATGTTTAACAAGGTCACCCTTCTTCATCAACGTGCTCCAAGAACATTTCGTGGAACTTTAACGTCTTGCCGTTCGTCATGTACACGAAGTATTGATCACGTTGCTGCACGGTCACACCCTTGTTGTTGTATAGGCGTGTACCGTTCGCATAGCCTTGAATGTGGCCCATGCGGGACTTGGGCATGTCTTCTTGATGTGTGCCTTCTTTAACGCGCACAAAATCACCCACCTTAAACGCAGGGGACGCTTTAAGAATCTTCGTCGTTGCCATTTTCGTCCCCTTGCGTCAAGCCAAGATCGTCTAGGTATCCATCGAGGCTCTTATTCATAAATACGTCGGGCTTAGGCTCAATCGGCACATACAGAATCGATGTTTGAGCATCAGGTAAGTCTCTTGCAATGTCAGACAAAATGCGCTTGAGCATTTCTAACTCGTTAACTGTTGCTAAGACCTCATCCATTTCTCTCTCGGCTTCTTGTTCTGCTTTAAGTGCTCGATATTCTTTAAGATCAACTAACTCGCCCATCAAAACGGTGCCTCCTCTTTCGACAGCGGAGAGGTAGCCCAGACCATCGGGTGCATTACCATATCCGCGTAACGCTTGGCGCGTCCGACGTGACAGGATGTGGTCTGCGAATGGTAGGAGCCGCCCCCTGCCGTGAAGTCTGCCACCACACACTGACCGCCCTCGGTTCGGTGTCCGATCTTCAAGTTATATGAAAACAAGTCACCGTCAATCGCCTTGAGGGTGTTCTTGTGGTTACGAGCCTCGCGGCCCTCTGCCCAGAGTGAAATAACGCTGTCATTTGTAACGACGGGAATAGCCATGTGAAACCTCCTTGCTGTTCACGTATATAAATATATCACCCTCAACCCAAAAGGTCAAGGGTGATGATGTAATCAAATGTCACCAGCGTCCACGGCGCGGCTTTTGGCGACTCATACGCTCCAGATCAGCAGTCGAGCGAGTGACGATGACTTGCCGACCATTCGGCAGCGTAAGATCAAGCTCGACGCTATAATCCGACCAGCGATTAAGAACAAGTCCCGTGCCTCCAGTCTTTAGATCCAAAACGATTTCTCCAATGTGTAGCATAATAACCTCCTTATATATATAGTATAATGCTATCTTCTCTCTTTGTCAAGTATTAAATCACGGCCTCCATCCGTTCCATATTGCGTCTGCATACTGCTTTGCTCCTTTCAAGCTCCGCATGTCCTTAAACTCGATGTCTTCGCTCTCCACCGCATCCTGCTGGGTCTTCATGTACCCACGGAGAGCCTTGATAAATGCGATTTTGCTGAATCGCTTGTCCATTCCACGACTATCCACACGTGCGTCAAACTGACGGCACACAGTTGTGATCATCTTGTGGGCCGCCTCCATGCCCTGAATGTCGTCTGTATCTACAACTAATGTCATCTTCATTGTGCTGTCCTGTGCCTGGAAAGGAAAAATCTGGCGCGAAGTTTTGCTATCAAAACTCGATGGTGCGACTCACATATACACCCCAAAATCCGCTGCCGCGCTCCTCGGTATCATCCAACTCCTCACCGATGCGAACAAACTTATAGCACTCGTCGCCATCCACGTGGGTGACTGGGGTGGGGCTCTTATCTTGCGCCTTCTGCTCGTCGGATACGGGCACCTGTTCGCCATCGCACCAGTCAAGAAAGTCACCGATGGCGCGAATACCCTCATATGAGTCATACCACTTGATGCCGCTCCACGCGAATAGCATATTGCCGTCCTCTCCATAGTCTTCGCGTCGGTCTGCTTCTGCGAAACACAAGGCGCGAGCGTCTGGTGACTTCGCCATCGTGACCATAAACTGAGGCATAACTTCTTTACCAACAACCAAAACTACTTCCGAACGATAGCCCATAGAGCCCTCCTTGATTACCTATATAATATATCACACGTGCGCGAGAAGCGCAAGTCACGAAATGTCATCAACAATAATACACCGAATCAAAATACATGCGAAGCGCCGTTGCCATGCTGTAAGCCAGGCTCTCCCCTTCGCGATCGCCAGCCTCTCGGCGTTCCTTTGCTTTATTCAAAATCTCAGAGTGCGCCTGAATGAATCCGCGCTCGCCTGTAAAGGTAAGCCCTTTCATCGCCTCGGAGACTTTCCGATCAATGCCGAGTTCAATCATTCGATTGCGTGAGATAGTAAAAGTAGTATTCATTACATTTTTCCCTTGTGGTTGCTGTTGCCTGCGTTGTAACCGACGTGGCGCATGGGGCGCCCACCGATAGACGGGTTAGAACTTGACAAATGCCCACCATAGCCGCCGTTGTGTCCGGTGTTAGCCTTCCACGCAGACGCATAAGCAGCGCGATCCTCATCGCTTTCAAAGGCGACAATCGAAATAGCGGCGGCTTTACCATCACCAGACGAAAGCCCGAGATACTTTACCGTAGTCTCGGTACCCAACTCCTCAACGCACGACGGGCACTCGTTAATCCTGCCGCCTGCTGCGCGTTTTGCGCTTGAGTTAGTGTCGAACTCTACGTTACAATGCTTACATGTCTTGATCATCGGTTCCCTCCTTGATGACCCCTGTATTATCTCACAGGTTTGAGTATAAGTCAACAAAAACTTTGTCACTAAATGTCACGACTCTGAAACAACCTCAATCTCCAGCAACGGCACCCAAGTAATGCGCATGTCGTCCCCAAACCATGCGACATTTGCGCCGTTGCCGATATGCATTTCAACTATAACGCCAAGCGTAGGCGACTCTGGCCCGATGGTGAACGCAGCGGGCAGCGTCCATCGCACCATGTCACCAACTTTCACTTACCACTCTTAAATGATGCCCGGGCCACCATCCAATCGGTGAGGACTTGGACGACCACATTATCTTGGCGTCTATCTCTCTTGTTGTGTTGCTGTACTTTCTTACTTCCGCTTTTCTTACTTCCAAAACTAAACCAATACATTTTAATCCTCTTTCTTCATCATAGTTTGCAACTACCAAATCACCTATTTTCATCGTCGCATGGCACCCCAAGCCAATCAGCTATTTTACACAAAACCCATTCAAAACCATTAAACACAATAAAAGCGAGAGCCAAAATAGATAAAGGCTCTGCTAGTAGTTCAATGTACTGTGTCATCCCCGTAATCAATGTAGTAAGTAACATTTTTCCTTACCTCATCTAACTTAACTACATTGTCAGGCAACTTTTCTGGTGTTTTTTGTTGCTCTTCTAACATTTTCTCATCTTCTTTGACTGCGCGGCGGTCTTGCCACCACCAGTAGATCATCTGACTAACATAGTTGATTACATGTCCGAGCGCAAAAAACCCAGCCAGGGCAATCAGGAGAGAACCCCACTCTGGTGCTGTCATTTGTCTGCCCTCAAGTAAGGAATACCAGCGGGTAGTTCGCCCTCAACCATGCCGCCATGTTTAGCGATCACAAGTGAAACGATTGGAGCGGGAACATACGGATAAACCGTTTCCGTTGGCGATCCGGGATCCTCCGCATACTCTAACAGCAAATCTTCGCTTTCATTTGGAAAGCCAATCTCAACCTGCTTGTATTTGTCAGCATTGCTTACGCGCGGGTTGCAGTACGATGTGCTGTTGGCCTGTACGGACATAGAGAATCCATCCTTACAAATCACCTTCTTATTCATTTTGAACATATTTATCGCTCTCCTTTTAAGTAGTAGTTTAGTGGTAGGGAAGGCAGGATTTGAACCTGCGACCAATCGCATATAAGACGACCACTCTTACCGCTGAGTTACTCCCCCATAATGGCACCCTGAGTAGGA